CCCCGGTATGACCGGAACGAGCCTCGCCGCCGCCACCAAACTCGTCGCGAGCTACGCCGAAGACACCAACCAGGAGGCGACGAAAGCGGCCGAAGGGCTCGCGAAGATGCTCATGCCGAGCGAGACGGCCACGGCGGCCGTCGAGAAGCTCGCCGCCGAATCCTACAACGTGACGCCCGCGATGCTCCAGTCGGCGCAGGCCGCGGACCGGACCGGGGATGCCCACGCGGTGCTCGGCGCGAAGATCGAGGCGCTCAATACCGTCATCTCGGCCGCCGCCCCCTCCCAAGCGCAGGCGATGTCCTCGTTCTCGGCAAACTGGGTCACCTACCTCGGTGCTCTCTCCAGGGGCATGTCCATGGAAGAGGCGCACACGGCGATCCTCGACGCCAACACCGAGAAGATCCGCCAGCAGGCTGCCGCGACGGCCGCGCTCGCGGCGGCGAGTGCCAAGCTGCCGCAGGATCCCATGCAGGGGATCATGAAAGGGTTTGAAATCGCGGCGCAGCAAAACCCGCTCACGACTCAGATCGCGAACGCGACGGCCAAGGTCGATCAGTTGAAAGAGGCCCTGCACTTGGCCGCGCTGACGATGCCTGAACTCAACGTGACGCCGCTCACCGCTTCGCTCGCGAAGGCCGAGCAGGAACTTCAGCAGCTGCAGTTCGGGCCGCTCATCGACCAGATGCGGGAGAAGATGGCGCAGCTCGCCGCGACCTGGGATGGCACTCAGTCGGGGCTCCTTGCGGCGCAGGAGCGGGTGGCGAACGAGATTCTGGCGAGCGCCACCCGCGGCACGAAACAGTACGACGAGATCAAGGCCGAATCCGCGCGCCTCGAGGTGCAGCGTCGCACCCAAGCGGGCGAAGAGATCCTCGCCCAAGCCCGCGAGGAAGTCGCCGCCCTCAACGCGACCGAGGGCCAGGGCGCCGCCGAGCGCCTGGCGGCTGAGCAGCAGGTCTGGTCGGCGCTCCTGCAGGGCGATCGGCTCACTGCGAGTCAGCGGGTGCAGGTCGCGCGCCAGACGCTGGAGGCGGTGGCCGCCACCGAGCGCGCGACGGCGGCGGAAACCACGGCCATCGCCCGCGAGACCGCCGATACCGACATCGAACTCGCCAAGCTAACCCTCGACCAGAAGCGCACGGCGCTTGAGATCGATGTCTCCGCGAACCGGGTGAGCGCGCGGCAGAAGCTGCAGATCATGACCGATCTCACGACGCAGCTTGCGGATCTGAACGAGATCCAGTTGACGAATGAGCTCGCGAGTCTTCAGCCCGGCACTGCCGCGTGGCAGAAAGCGTTCGATCAGATTCGCGTTCTGCGCGCGAAGCTCAACAACGATCTTGAGACGCTGGACAAGCAGTACCAAGCGGACGTCGCGAAGAGCACGAAGATGGAGGCGACCGAGTGGAAAAGCGCCGTCGGCGAGATTGAGAGCGCCGAAACCACGCTCATCGGCGATCTACTCTCGAAGCGCAAGAGCCTGTCGGCCTCACTCCTTCAGATCAGCGGGCAGTTGATCACGAAGGAGATTGAGAACGACGCGAAGGCAGTCACCACGAGCTTGCTTCTCAGTAAAGGCAAGTTCGACAGCGAGAAATCGCTTGAGCAGGGGGGCTACCTGTACCACAAGGCCGTCGAACTCTTGAAAACGAACGACACGACGCTTTCCCAGACGGCGCAGACGACGGCGAATGCCACGGGCAACGCCGCCCGCGTCGCGGCGCAGACGGCGGCGGCCGCACAGGGACAGGCCGCTCAAGGCGCCGCGAATGAGGCTCAGGTTCAAGGCGATGCCGCGCGAGCCGCCGCAGGGGCTTATGCGGCGGTCGTTGGAGAGCCTCTGATCGGGCCTGCCGAGGCCCCGGCCGCCGCCGCTCAGGCCTACACCGCCGTCGAGGGGTTCGCGAGCCAAGCGGCGCTCGCGACGGGCGCGTGGAATATCCCGCAGACGATGGTTGCGACGGTCCACTCCGGAGAGACGGTGCTCCCGCGTCCGTTCGCGGATGAATTCCGCGCGAACGTCCGTTCCGGAGGATCTCAAGGCGGCGGCGGGACGCCGACCGGCGACACCCATTTCCACGGTGACGTCAATGTTGCGGACACCGACATCGGCAAGATGCTCTCGAGCAAGCAGGGCCAGCGCGCGCTCGTGAAGTCCTTGGGGTCCGCCTTCCGCCAGGGCGTGCGGGCGTGAGTTCCTACCTCTTCCCGTACACGCTGCCCGGCATCCAGTTCGACTACACCCGGAAGTACGTGTGGAACACCGAGCCGCAGCGCGCGGTGTCGTTCAAGGAATCGACGCTCAAACTCGCGCAGTACCCGATCGTCGAATACGAATACTCGTTCGAGTTCCTGAAGGACTCGAACACGCCGGCGGACCTCTCCGCCCTGGTCGGGCTCATCAACGCGGTGGGAGGCAGATACGACACATTCCTGCACACCGACCCGGATTTCAACACCGCCTCGGCGCAGGCCTTCGGGACCGTGACGAGCGGCGTCACGACGTACCAGCTGCTCGCGACCTACCAGAACTCCGGCGGTCCGGGCGCGCCGGAGCTGATCCAGAACCTGAACGGCACGCCGACGCTGTATTCGAACGGCACCCTCATCAGCGCCTCGACCTACTCGATCGGCGCCACCGGCATCGTGACCTTCTCGACGCTGCCCACCGTCGGCAACACGCTCACCTGGAGCGGGAATTTCTACTACCGCTGCCGTTTCGATGAGGACGAGTACGACTTCAAGAAGTTCATGAAAGGGCTGTGGAGCGTGGACAAGATCTCGTTCCACAGCGTGAAGCTGTAGATGCGCGCCGCCTCCGCCGCGACCCTAGCCATCCTCGCCGCCGGCGAGTACATGGTGGCCGAACTCTACGACCTGACCCTCGTCACCGGGCAGACCTACCACTTCACGAGCTTCGATGTCCCGGTTACCTGCGGGATCTACGCGAATGGCTCGGTGGGATCGGCGAACACCTACCAGACCGGGCTCACGATCGTCCGCGACACGCTGACGCTCAAGTCGACGCTTGAGTCCGGCACGATGAAGCTCATGATCGCGCCGCAGTGGGATGCGCCCGGCGGGCCGCCGACGGTCGGCGGCTACCAGATCCAGCAAGCCGCGACCTACGGCTATCTCGACGGCGCAACGCTCCTCTTCTCGAAGATCTTCCTGAATCCGCCGGCCTCCGCCGCGACGCCGCTCACGGTGAGCCAAGGCGCGGTGAAATGGTTCTTGGGGACCGTCCAGCAGACCGACGCCGATCGGTTCTCCGTGACCCTGAGCATCGAGGACTACATCTCGACGCTCGCGAATCAGCAGATGCCGCGGGCGCTGTTCCAAGTGGGCTGCTTCCACCAGATCTACGACGGCGGCTGCACGCTGCTCGCCGCGAATTTCACCGCGACCGGCACCGTGACGAGCGTCGGCGATGCCGCGCATTTCACGGCCTCGGCGATGACCCAAGTCTCGGGGTACTTCAAGCTTGGGGTGCTGAAGTTCACCTCGGGCGCTAACAGTGGCGTGTCGGGGCCCGTCTCAAGCTTCACGCAATCCTCGGGCGGCGCGTTCGCGATGACGAATCCGTTCCCCGTGGCACCGGCCGTCGGCGACACGTTCTCGGTCTACCCGGGCTGCGATCTGCAGTATTCGACCTGCACGAACACGAGCACGGCGGTGGGTCCGCCGTTCAACAACGGCGCGCACTTCTCCGGCCAGCCCTTCGTGCCGGTCGCCGAGACCATCCTCGATGGCGGCACCGACACGCCGCCGGCGCAGACCCGCGGCTCGACCGCGGGCCAGATCGTGGGCTCGCAGCCCTCCGCGCAACAGACCTACTTCCCGTTCCAGATATGAGCGCCTCTCGAGACGACGTCATCCGGGAAGCGCTTTCCTGGGAGGGGACGCCCTTTGCCGACTGCTGCGCCGTGAAGGGGTCCGGAACGGACTGCGCCATGCTCCTCGTCAGCGTGTATAGCGCCGTCGGCCTCATCCCGAAGATCGACCCGCGCCCCTACAAGCCGCAGTGGTTCGAGCACCAGGAGCGGCCCGTGTTCATCGAATGGCTTGAGCGCTACGCGCACCGCGTCGAGGTGCCGCTTCCGGGCGATGTGACGCTCCTCAAGTTCGGGAAGCACGCGGCGCACGGCGCGATCTATCTCGGGGGCACCACCTACCTGCATGCCTACAAGCCCTGCGGGAAGGTGATGAAGGACGATCGGCGCGGGCTCGTCCACCGGATGGATTCGCACTGGAGTCTGTTCTGAGCGGCCTCTTCGGCAGCGCCTCGAACTCCGTCCAGCAGGAGGTCTACAGCGGCATCCAAGTCTCCTCCTCGCAGTACGGGCAGGCGATCCCGTACGTCGCCGGGCGGCAGCGCATCCCGTTCAATCTCGGGTGGTACGGGAACTTCGAGGCGCACGGCACGAGCTCGGGCTCGAAGGGCGGCGGAAGCGGGACGAAGTCCTGGAGCTACACGACGTCCTTCATCGCGCTCCTCTGCCTGGGGCCGATCCAGGGCGTGTTCCAGATCTGGCACGACAAGGCTCTCGTCACGCTCTCGTTCGAGAACCTGGCGCTCGCGGAAGGCGGCGCGGTCATTTCGGGCACGATCAACAGCTCCCACGTCCTCACCGTCAATTCCGGCGTCAGCGGCTACGTGACCCTGGGCGGCACGTTGAGCGGGTCGAGCATCCCGCAGGGCGTGACCGTCTCAAGCCAGCTTTCGGGTACGACCGGCGGCGCCGGCACGTACCAGCTCGCGGGCAGCGGCATCCCGACGATCTCGACCGCCGAGGCGATGTTCGTATCGCAGCCCTCCTGGTCCGGGTATCCGAGCGGCACGCCCTCGGCGCAGCAGATCGTCTACGACCACCTCGCCTACGTCGCCTCGAACAACTACAACCTGGGCTCAAGCGCGGCGATGCCGAACTTGAACTTCGAGGTGGAGGGCTCGGTCGGCGGCTTTTCCGACGCGAACGCGATCTATGACGCGGATCCGTCCGCCGTCATCACCGATTACCTGCTGAATTCCGTATACGGCGCGCTCACCGGGCCGATCGCGACCGCGCTCACGATCGGATCAAGCGACGTGCCGTTCACCGGTACCTCGAATTCCTTCCAGGCGTACGCGCTCGCCATGGGGCTCCTCACAAGCCCCTACGAGGACACGCAGCGCACCGCCACCGACTTCCTGCAGGAACTCCTGCAGATCGCGAACTCGGACTGCTTCCTCTCGGCCGGGACCTTGAAGATCAAGCCGCTCGCCGATCAGCCGGTCTCGGCCGTGGTCGCGGGCACGACCTACTCCTACACGCCGAACCTGACTCCGGTCTATGCGTTCGGCGACGACGATTTCGTCACCGAGAAGAACAAGCCGCCGGTGAAGGGCGTGCGCTCGGCGCTCTCCTCGACCTACAACATAGTCTCGGTCGAGTACACGGATCGGAGCAACTACTACCAGACTGCGCCGGCGGCCGCGTCGATCACCGACGACATCGCGAAGTACGGGCCCCGGGTGGCCTCGACGCTCTCGTGGCATCAGATCACGTCGGCGACCGTCGCGAAGCTCGCGGGGCAGCTCTGGCTGCAGCAGCAGCTCTACGAGCGCTGGACGTACACCTTCAAGGTGCGCTCCGACTACTCGCTCCTCGAACCGCTCGACTACATCTCGATCACGGATTCGGCCTCCGGGCTCGTCGGCCAGGTCTGCCGCATCACCGAGATCGAGGAGGACGCGCGCGGCAATCTGACCATCACCGCGAAGGGTGTCCCGGGCGTCTCGCGGAGCGCCCCGCAGTACAACTGGGGCGCGACCCAAGGCTACGCCGCGAACTACGCCGTGGACCCGGGCGTCGTGCAGACCCCGGCGATCTTCGTCATGCCGCCCGTGCCAGCCTCGCTTTCCGAAGGCATCACGATCGGCATCGCGGTCACCGGGCCGTCCTCGAACGCCGCGTGGCTCGGCTGCGACGTGTACCTCTCGATCGACGGCGGCACGACCTACGGGTTCGTGGGGACGATGCCGGGCGGCTGCCGCTACGGGACGATCTCCGCGAACCTCTCTGCGGTCGCGGACCCCGACACGACCTCGACGCTCTCGGTCGCGCTCAACAACGTGCAGGACCAGATCTCGACCGCCGTCACGCAAGCCGACGCGGACTCGATGCAGACGCTCGTCTTGGTCGGCACGGGCACGGGCGTCGAGGTGATGGCGTTCGGCGCCGCGGCGCTCGTCTCGGCCGGCAACTACAACCTCTCGTATCTCCGCCGCGGCCTCTATGGCTCGACGGACCAGGCGCACACCTCCGGCGCACAGTTCGTGCGCCTCGATGGCGACCTTTTCCAGATCGCGATGGATCCCGGGTACGCCGGCAAGACCGTCTCCTTCAAGTTCGTCAGCTACAACACCTTCCATTGGTACGGCAATCAGACGCTCGCGTCCTCGACGGCTTATTCGTACACGCTGCCGTCGGCACTGTCGGTCAGTGGATCGCCGAGCCTCATCGCGCGCGGGACCTGTGCGTACTCGAATGGCCAGGTTTACAAGGCGACGAGCGGCGCGTCGGCGTGGGACAGCAATTGTTTCACCACGATCCCGTACTCCGTGGTGGCGGTGTCGGCGCAGTATTCGTCGGGGTCGGCCGTGTCGGTCGGTCTCTCGACCACGGTCAATGCTTCGATCTACCCGTTCACGGCCGGGACTTACTGGCTGAATCTTGACGGGGGGAACTGGGCGATCTACGAGAACGGATCTCTCATCAATGCTTCGATCCAAGCGGCGAATGTCCGGGACGTCCTCAGCGTCACCTACGATGGGTTCAATCTCCGGTACTTAATCAACGGGATTCAGGTCCGGATTTCTCCGCTGAATGGCGCGTCGCTCTACGCCGGGGTCGGTCTCTACAACCCCGGCGCGGTCCTCACCGATGTCCAGGTCTCGACGGGCTCAAGTGCCACGCCGAGCCAGTTCGGGACGAGCGGGACTGCGGTCGTCAACAACACGACCATGACCAAACAAGGCGGCTCGGGGTCCAATTGGGACTCGACCGCCTACTCGCTCAACGGATATCAAACCTGCCACATCACCGGGAAGCCGATCTTCGCGAACAATCACGCGATCATCGGCCTCGCGACGGCGGCGAATGTCGCGGCAGCTGCGGCGATTTCCGGCGCGAGCGGAGCTCAAAACTATGTCAATTACGGCTTCTACAACGGAGCCGGTAACTGGCAGATCTTCGAGTCCGGCACGCTCGTGGGCACGTACGCCTCCTCTGCGGCCACCGATGTCGTATCCATCACCTACGACGGATCGACCGTCAACTACCTGCTCAACGGCGCATCGATCCATACGACGTCTGTGAGCAGCCTCACGTTGTATGCGCTCCTCACGTTCCTCTCGACCGATGGCGCCGGTTGGAATTCGGTGCAGTTCGGCCCCTCCACCAACCTCTCCGTCATCGGCGGCGCTCAGTTCGGCCCCGCGAACTTGGCGGCACTCACGGGCTCCGAGGGGATAAACAACGCGCTCGTCTCCGTGAATGCGAACGGGTCGCTGAGCGGCGCGGGGAGCGGATCGCCGTCGCTCGGGAGCATCTCTGGCCAGGTCGGGACGAGCCAGATCGGGAATGCGGCCGTCGGAACCGCGCAGATCGCCCCGAATTCGACCGCCCACATCACGAGCGGCTCGACCACGACGTCCTCCGGCGTTAACTCGACGCTCGCTACGTACTTGAGCTTGAGCGTCACGATCCAAGCGACCGGCGATCCGGTGTCGGTGGCGTACTCGTTGACCTGCTCGTCGTACTCGGGCAGCGGCGGCATCCTAGTCTTCTTCGTGTACCGCGGCTCGACGCTGATCGCGGGCGGCGACATAAATAGCCCGACGAATTCGACCGTCGTCGGCTCGACGGTGCCCGACACGCCGTCGGCTGGGACCTACACCTACACGATCCAGGCGCAGATCCTCTTGAGCGGCACGGCGACGATCACCGCCGCCTCCCTGATCGTCACCGAGCAACTGCGGTGAGCGCCTCGGGCGCCGCCGTCTCCGCCGCGATCTTCGAACTCACCGCCGGCAATTTCACGACGAGCTTCGTGGTCGCCAATGCCGCGGGCCAGATCATCCGCCAGGGGATGTGCCTCGGCGGCTACGTCGCGAATCAAGAGATCAACGCCGGCGAGACAGCACTCGTCATGATCGGTTCGGTCGATTCGACGCAGAACTACGTGAGTGGCGGCGTGATCACCCCGCGCGCGGCCTGTCCGGTGAGCGGCAGCGCCTCGGGCCGCGTCGTGACCCTCACCGGCGTGCCGATCGGCGCCACGGTCACCGTCACCGGCGCCGCCTCGCTCACCGAGACCTCGACCGACACCACCGTCGCGCTCACTTTCGGCGCCGCCGGCACCTACCTCATCGCCGTCGGGTGTTTCCCGGCCATCGACTACTCGGGGAGTTTCACGCTCACATGACCCAAGCCCTCACCGTTCCGGTCCCGGCGCCCCTGCAGGCCGGGCTCGATGCCACCTCGAGCGCGCTCCTGCAGCAGCTCGTCAATGCCACCGCTGCCCAGGTCTCGGCGTACATGACGGCGAACGTCACGACCCTCGCCCAAACGCAGACCGTCCTCACCGCGCTCGCGCTCGGGCTTCGCTACGTCTACCTCAAGCACCAGGCCTCGTGATGGAAGACCGCCTGCAGCGCGTCGAGCGGGAGATCGCGCAGCTCCGCGTTGATCGCGCCACGGATGTGGCGGTGCTGGCTGCCCTCAAGGAGGACGTCCAGGACCTCACGAAAGCCGTGACGAACCTTAACGCCACCCTGAACCGCGCTCGAGGCGCGATCTGGTTCATCGGGTTTTCCGGTGTCGCGGTGATCGAGTCGGTGCATTGGATCGCCGAGCACTTCTTCGGAGCCAAGAAATGAACGCGCCAGCGCACATTCCGGAGGGCGTGATTCTCAATAATCCGCTCAACCTCGAGCACACCCCGGGGATCACGTGGATCGGGCAAACGCCCGACCAGCCGCACCCGAAGCTCGTCAAGTTCCGCACGATCGCCTACGGCTACCGGGCACCGAACCACGACCTGCTGCACCACTTCAAGGGCCAAAACCCCACCGTGAAGCAAATCGTGGCCGTGTGGGCGCCGGCCGCCGACGGCAACGACGACGCCGCCTATACCGCCGCCGTGGTCGGGCGCACCGGACTCACCGGGGAAGTGAATCTCGTGGAGGACATGGACGTGCTGCTGCACGCCATGACGATCCAAGAGCAGGGCTATTTCCCGTGGACCGACGCGGACATCCATGCCGGCATCGCGCTCGACGGCGTGCGCCCCCAACCGAAGCCCGCAGCGCCCCCCGCCACCGCCCCGGCGGCTCCGGAGCAACCGCCCGCTACCCCGGTAGCGACCCCCGTCCCGAGCGCGGCGCCTGCGCTACCCCCGTGGGCGACGGTGTACCCGCCGGTTTTGGACCCGATCCCCATTCCCGACCCGGCGCCCCCCGAGCGCCCGCCCATCCTCGTGACCACTTTCCAACCGGCAATGCCGCCCTCGGAGCCCGTCATGCCCCCTACCCCGGTCGATGCGCCCATGAACCCCTTTCTCCCCTCGCAATCGACCACGGCGGCCATGGGGAGCGCGGCGGCGGTGACGCTGCTCGTTTGGATCTTGTCCCTGTTCCATGTCGTGGTGCCCCCGGAGGCCCAGACAGCCCTGACCATCCTCATTTCGCTCGCAGCGGGCTATGCCGCGAAGGGCGGCCGAGCCATTCATACGGAAGGAAACTGACCATGGCATTCACGATCAAGTCTTTCGAGCAAATTGCGGCGGAACTCGCCGTCACCATTGCGGTGGCGACCGCGAGCACCCCGGCACAGAAGTACGCCCGGGCGCAGGCCGCCTTGCAGGTGGCGACGGCCATTCAGCCGATCGGGCAGGGCAATTTCAGCCAGAGCCTCGCGCAGATCGCGACGATCGTCACCACGAAAATCACCGACCCCGGTGTGGTGCAGCTCGTAAACGACCTGTTCAACATTCTCAACATCTTCCTCGCGCCGTTGCTCGTGACGGAAGCGGCAATCCCGGGCATGACCTCGACCATTGAGGGCGTGGCCAACAACGTGATCGCGGGCATCACCGTCATCGCAAGCCAGTACCCGGCGCCTTCGGCCTGACCCCGCATGGCCACGTTTCCCTATCGCTTCGGCCGGAGGCCGCGAGCCCACGATCCGCGCATCCCGCGCTATCGAAAGCTCACCGCCGCTCAACCCGCGTTCCCCATCCCCGATGCCGTGGACTACACGGCGGGGCTTCCGGCCGCTTTGGGGATGTATGGGTGGACGCGGAATGGATCGGGGCTATGGGGGCGGCTCCGTGCGGTTTAACCCTATCCCAACTGGAGGCCGCGATGGCGGCGTTGCGCGCATGAACGAATCGGGGATCGCGAACTCGGGGGCGTGGGTATGCCCCTCGTGCAACGCATGGGTGCTTCCCGGCATCGGGCACACCTGCCAAACCACGTGGCCCATCATTCCCACCCCCGTACCGCTCAGCCCGTGGCCACCGCAGCCCGCGTTTGTCCCCAGCATGGACTACGGCCATGCGGGCCGGATCGCGCTGCTCGAGGCCCGGGTGGCGGCGCTCGAGTCCCTCGTGGCCGAACTCACGAAACCGAAGCTGGAAGCGGCGATGACGTCGTTGAAGGAGCCCGGATGAAACCGAAGAAGGAACCCAACGG